AGTATTATGTAATATATAGTTGTGTAGTATATATTATTATTATTTATCTAGTACAATATTATTATATATGATGTAATTATATATGATGTGGGATGATATGTATTTTTTGTAAGGGGGCTTACAATCTTTTTTATACTTTACGTAAAGTTATATAAAATTTTATTATAAAATCAACGTTCATTAATATATCAATTATGAACATTGAAGATATTTAACATCTTTTTTGGCGTATCTGGAGGCACACCCCACCCAATTTTAGGAGTGAAAAATGGGCTTTGTTACTCCCTTCTATATCGCTAATAAAAATTTCATAGGCAGTACACTTAATACCCCCTATATGATATAATAATTAAGGAGGGATAGTATGGAAATATATAAACAATATAAAGACACAATATATGAAATAAGTAATACTGGAAAAATCAGGAATATGAATACAAATAAAGAGTTAAAAACTCAAGATAAAAAAGGTTACAACAAAGTTTCACTTCATATTGGTAAAAATAGGAAAAAAAAGGCAATACATGTAATGGTAGCAGAAATGTTTTTAGACAAAAATGATTTCAAATATGCACCTAATGAAAAGAAAGAAGATATAGACATTAATAAATTACAAGTAAATCATAAGGATGGTAATAAAAAGAATAATAATGTAGATAACTTGGAGTGGTGTACTAGCACATATAATATAGAACATTCATATAGAATAGGAATTAGAAAAACCCCATGTAGAATACCAATTGTTATGAAAGATGAAAATGATATAGAGCAAAAATTTGATAGCAAATATCAATGTGCGAAATATTTAAAATCAAAATATAAAAGATTAGAAAATATTACAAATAAGCATATACAAAACCAAATAACTCAAGCAATAAGATTAAAAACACGATATCTAGGATATACATTCACACAACTATAAACATATTGTAAAGTAAGAAAAAAAGTGATAATATTAAGAGCAAAGGAGAGAGAGAAAGATGGAAATAGAGTTAATAAGTGAAAGAAAGATAAAAATAGGAGAAAAAGAATATCCGATAAGAATAATAGAACTACATGGAGGAATACATATAATAAACATATTAGAAAAGGTATACGGTAAAGAACTAGAGTATTTAGAGTGTAAAAGAGAGAAGATAAGAGTAAAAATAGGAAAAAGGAAAGACAAATATGTACCAATGGTAGAACTAGGAGTAGATATAGATGAAAAAGTCTATGGAATAGTACAGTTAATAGAGATGAGTTAAAAAATTGACATAAAAAAAGGGGAAGTGATATAATGGTGGTGCAATTGTAAAAGATTGCTTCTCATATACACCCTTTACAAGAAGGAATGTAGCGTCACCCCTTTTAGAAGAGTATAGAAATATACTCTTTTATATTGGTAAAAAAAAGGGTTACCAAGATAGGTAATCATGTTTAGGGGATATTTCGATAAGAGTTCTAGGGTTATCCTTGTCATAAAGAACTAAAGAACCATCATAAGAAGCAATAATATTCCTATTATCATCTAGGATGACATTGTATTTAGATAAAATATCAGAGATAGCAGAGATAAGATTAGACAAATCGACTTTACGTTTAGATTTCATATAAAAGATGCATTTTAGATTAATAGGGTAATCGATAGGGTGATTTAAAGTAGGCATGAAAGGTTTACAAGCCTTCTCGTATTCGATATAAGGTTTAGAAGGTAACATAATAGGGTGTCCTTTGCATAAAATGATTTGCCCATGATTTTTTTTAGTAACTGGATTAAGTGGGATAGAAAAAGATAAAATATCGTTCATAATAAGCCTCCTAGAATAATTATAGCAAATATGATATAATTATCAAGAAAGGTAAGAGAGTATATGAAAAAGACAATAGTGGGGGAAATGAAAGATGCAAGAAGAAAAAACAAAGAAATAATAGCAAATAATAAATTAGAATTAAAAAAACTAGAGCAGTTTTATGTAGATGGTAAAGTAGAAGGACTATCTAATGCAATAAAAGAGTTAAAAGAAGAAAAAGTAAAAGAAATAATAGAGTTTAGTGAAAGATATGATAAGAGAATAAACCCATTAATAATAACGAACTACTTTTTTAAAAGTGTAAATCCACTAGGAAGTAAGACACCTTTATATAGTCCAGAGCAATTAGCAATATTTTTTGACTATTATACATTTTTAGTAACGCAAGTAAATGCAAATATTGGAGATTATTTACCAACACTAACAGGTTTTTGTAAGTTTATAGGAATAAGTACAGGAGTATTAAGGAACTTAAAAAATAGTAGTGATGCAGATATGAGAGAGATAGTAAATAAGATATATGATGAAATAGGGGAAGAAAACCTAATGTTTTCACAAATGGGGTATACAAAAGAAAGAAGTACACTATTTAGACTAAAAGCAGAGCATGAGATGGTAGAAAAAGTTCAACCAAATGTCAATATTACATATAAAGAAGTCATAAATACAGATAAAATAGATAGTAAACTGGCAAAATACAAGGAATTATTAGATAAAAAGGACAAATAAGGAGGTATTATATGCAAAATGAACTTACAGAAAGTGAAGTTTTAAAGTATATTACTGATATTTTTAGTATTTTAGACAAGAACTTTGACTATAAAGTTCACAATAAAATGAATTATGATGACATATTAGACATGTTAAATGACTTATATGCCTTATTTAATAGATATTTTGAACTAAATCAAGTAGGGGCAAGCAAATTATGTGTTAAAAAATACATTCCACTTCTTAATTTAATGTATAAAATAGACATAAAAAACAAGGTGGAGTATGAAAAACAACTTCATAATGCCTATAGAATAGGGGCAAGAACAAACTTAGAATATTATTTTATCTATAGAGAATGGGATGATGAACCAAGCAATAAGTTTTTTGCTCCAAGATATGAAATAATGCAAGGATATGTTCATTATTTAGAAGAAATAGTAACAAACCCTAATTTAAGGCTATTAATAGCAAACATGCCATCAGGATTTGGAAAAACGTTCCCAGAAAAGATAAGTGAAGCATGGGCTTTTGGTGTAGACCCAACTAAAACAGTACTATCATTATGTTCAAATGAAGATGTAGTAAAAGGTGGTAGTAGAGTAGTATTAGATGAAATAAAAAGTGATTGGTTTGGAGAAGTATTTCCAGATATGAAATATGATGAAAATGATAGAAATTACTTTTTAAAGGAAACAGAAGGCACATGGAAACTTAAAAAATGTAAATTAAATGCTAGTTATTATGCAAAAACAACGCAAAGTAATGTAGTAGGTGTAAGAGCAAGTCAAAGGATACATATAGATGACTTGTATGCTGATTATAAAGAGGCTTTAGTTCAAACATTAAATGAATATTATTTCAATAAATATAATACAGTATGGAAGAAAAGATTTGTTCAAAATGAGATACCTAAAGTAGTTGTAACAGGTACACTATGGGCTAGTGGTGATTTTATTGCCTTATTAATTGCAAATTGTAAGAAACATTTTAAATTTCATATGCATCCAAAGTATAAATATACTTATGTAAGTGAAGATGGTTCTACAGTAATAATTCAAGTACCAGCATTAGATTATGAAACTGGTTTATCAACATGCCCAGAACTTAAAACAACAAAGGAATTACTATTAGAAAAGCAAGATATAGAAGATTATTTATGGCAAACAAACTTCCAACAAATACCAACTGACCCAGAAAGTCTATTCTTTAGTTATAATAAATTAAGAACGTATGAAACAATTCCTAAAACTGAATATATAGGAAGATATGCTGTAATAGATGCTACAAGAAAAAGTGGCAAAGACTTCTTTGCTATGCCAATATGTTGCAAAGTGCCAAATGGTGATAATATGGACTATTATTTAGAAGATTGTATATTCACAAGAACAGCCACAAAAGATATGTACGAAGAAGTATGTAATAAGATAATACAGCATCATATAATAGAACTTGTAATAGAAAGCAATGTAACAAGTGAATTAAAACAAAATATAGATATGATTTTAAAACAAAATGGTGTAAATTATTGCATAATAAGAGAAAAATACAATTGTGATAATAAAAAAGCAAGAATAACAGACCAAAAAGGGAATATATTAAGATGTATAGTATTTCCCCAAAAAAACATGTTTGGTATAAACACTGATATGGGTAAATTTATGGAAAATTTAACACTATATAATGATGATGGAAGAAACCCAAATGATGATGCTTGTTTTGAGGCAGGAACACTAATATCTACTCAATTTGGAGATATACCAATAGAAAAAATTAAAGTTGGAATGAAAGTAATCACTCCTTATGGATTAAGAAAAGTAGTAGATTGTGGAATTACTGGTGAAAAACAAACAATAAATAAACTTGGCTTAAATGCTACTCCAAATCATAAGGTGTTTAATGTTAATAAATCTAAATTTATGCCAATAGATACCTTTACATTAGAGGAAGAAAGTAGTATGCTATCATTAGGTGAATTAATTAAATGGAAACAAAAATTGTGGTATTTAATGGGAAAACTTACAAAAGAAACCCAAAATGTAGATATTACTTCCAATACACAACGAGAAATAGTGAAAGGAAAAATTGCCCGCAGTTACATAGAGCAGTGTGGGAATATTACAATGGTAAAATCCCAAAAGGATATCAAATACATCACAAAGATGGGGATATTGATAATAATGACATTTCTAACTTGGAATGTGTATCATCTAGGGAACATTTGTCATACCATGCTAAAAAAAATTGGGATAATAAAGAATATAGGGAAAAAATGTATGCAAACAGTTTCGCTAACGAAGAAAAACAAGAAAAAGCAAAAAATTGGCATAGGTCAGAAGAAGGCAGAAAATGGCATAGAGAACACGCGAAAAACTCAATATGTAAAACCAAATTTAGAGAAGAAAGAAAATGCGAATTTTGTGGAGAAAAATACATTGCAAAGGCAACATTTAGCAAATATTGTAGTTCAAAATGTCAACAAAAAGCATGTAATTATAAGAAAATACATAAATGCCAAATATGTGGAAAAGAATTTAGAACAACAAGTTATAATCCCAAAACTTGCTCAAGAGAATGCCAAGCCCGTTTACAATCTGAAAGTACAAGGAGCAGGGTGCTATTACGCAAATCATAAATTGGTATCTAATTGCGACAGTGCAGGGTTATTTACAAAAGAATTTGTTGAGGGAAGTTCAAAACCTCAAAGAGTAAAACCTATTTTTAGACCATTTTAAGAAACATTTAGAGGAGGTAGAATATTTATACTATTTTCTCTTTTTTAATGCTCATATTTGACAAAAACAAGTAATATATGTATAATTTAAAATGAATAGTAGGAGGTAGGGTAAAATTGGAAAAGACTTATGGAAGAATAACCTTACTTGCAAATATAACCGAAAAAGAATTGTTAAGTTTAGGTCAAAAAAAGCAAGATGAAGCCATAATTGAAATATTAGAAAATAGCAAACCATTGCATGACAAGAATAGACAAGATAGTGAATATTTAAAGAGTTTCTACTATGGCGACCAAGATATAAAAAACAAAGTTAAGCAAACAAGACCAGAAATAAACAATAAAACAGTAGAAAACTGGGCTTATGCTTGCGTAGACTTCAAAAAAACATTCCTTTTAGGGAAACCTATTCAATATGTTCAATTTAATAGTTCTGATAGTGCTGAAATATCAACTTTAAACAAGTTTGTGAGATATGAAAATAAAAAAGCCAAAGATATGGACTTATTTGAAGATGTCCTTGTTTGTGGTAGAGGCTTTAGATACATTAATAAAGATAAAGTTGGTAGTGAAGATGAAGCACCATTTGAAATTATTAATTGCCCAGTAGAAGATACCGAAGTAGTATATTCAAGTAGGCTAGGAAATGAGCAATTATTTGCATTTATTGATACACCAATGTATGATTACCAACCAAGTATGGGAGATAATGGTGTAGAAGTATTAAAACCTGTCTTATATGATGTATACCAAGTATATTTAAGAAATAAGGTAGTAACATATTCTAACAAAGGTGGGGCATTACAAAGAATTGGGAAACCACAACCGTTAATATGGAATGAACATATAATTATTGAAAGTTATCTAAATAGAAAGAGAATATCATTAATTGAACTAGGTAAAGACTTATTTAATGATATAAATTATCTTGAAAGTCTTGATAAAGATGATATGGAACAATTTGTAAATGCTATTATGGTATTCACAAATGCCGAAGTATCAAAAGAAGATTTATCTGATATTAAAGAAATGGGAGCAGTATGTATTAGTTCTACAGAACAAAAGAAAGCAAGTGTAGACCTATTACAAGGAAGATTAAATGCTCAAGATACACAAACATATTACAATAGATTACTTACATCACTACACCAAATACTTGCAATACCAATAGCAAGTGATAGTGGAACAGTAACAAGTGGAGATACTGGAAAGGCTAAACTTACAGGTCAAGGATTTACTTCTGCAGGAATTAGAGCAGAGGGTGATGAGTGTATGTTTGGTATGTGTGATTTAAAAGCATTAAAAGTAATACTCGCAATATGTAGAAATACTCCTAATAGTGGAATAACAACACTAAAAGTTAGTGAAGTAGAGCCAAAATTCCAAAGAGATATGTCAGATAACATTCTTGTTAAGACACAAGCACTACAAAATCTATATAGTTGCGATATACCTAGAGAAATAGCAAATAGCATAGTTAATCTATTTGGAGATAGTGCAAAAGTATCACAAGAACAACAAAAACTATTTGGCGACCAAGTATCACAACAAAATAAAGGTAGTAATTCAAGTGATTTTGGAACAAATGGTGAAACAACAAATGCCGAAGATATGGCAAATTTCCAAAATAATCAAATAACAAATAAAAGTGAATTAGATAATCAAGGGCAATAGCCCTTTAGATATGGGTTTAGTTTAATCAGAAAAACATTGGTCTCCAAAACCAAAGAACTGGGAGCATAACCTAGAACCTGTGCCAATAATAAAGGCTTTAACATTTGAGCGTAAACAAATGTGAATACATAAATCTCTATTCAAGGTTGGTAAACCGTAAAATTACTGTAGGAAAGGGAGATGATAATATGCGTAGAGAAGATTTGTTAGCAAAAGGTTATACTGAGGAACAAGTAACTGATTTACTTAATATGTTTCATGGTATAAACAAAGAAAAGGACAAAAAAATTGCAGATTTGCAAAGTGAAGTTTTACAAAAAAGCGAATTTGAAACAAAATACAATGAAGCAAATGCAAAACTTGAAGAAATTAACAAAGCAAATATGACTGAACAAGAAAAGTATGAAGCAATGAAAAAAGAAACTGAGAACAATTATAAGCAGTCAAAAATAATTGTTAATAAAGCAAAAGCAAAAGAAGTTTTAGGAGGTTTAAACATTGATGATAGCCTAATTGATACTTTAGTAAGTGAAGATGAAAATGCTACTATTCAAAGAGCAAATTTATTAAAAAGCACATTTACAAATTACAAAGATAATGTTGTAAAGGAAACTAAAGAAGCAATTACTACAATTGATGTAAAACCAAGTGCTACAAATATTCCACAAAGGGATGATAATGCAATGAATTGGGAAAGATTTTCAAAAATGAGTTCTATTGAACAAGAAAAATTCATAAATGAACATCCAACAGAATTTGAAAATTTAAAATAACAAGAAAGGAAGGAAAATTAAATTATGCTAAAATTTAATGGAAAAATTTTTAACAATGAAGTATTTGAAAAATATTTAAAAACTCTACCAAGTACTAAGAAAAATGAACTTGTAAAAAATTCTTTATTTACAGTAGTAAATAAATACAAAAATAAAATGAGTGAACAAGCAGGTGGATACTTTGTTGTAGAACCAATTAAAGGAAGAATTGGTGGAACACCTGTAAACTATGATGGTAAGACTAATATTACTTCAACTTCAAGAGATACTTTCTATCAAACTAAAATATGTTATGGTAGAGCAAATGCTTGGGGAGAAGATGACTTCGTAACTGAAATCACTGGTGAAAACTTTATGGCTGAGGCTAGCGAAGTTAAAGAATATTGGGAAGAACAAAGACAAAGTACTACACTTTCAATTTTAAAAGGTATCTTTGCTATGACTGGTTCAAATGACTTTGCTAGTAAACATACTTACGAAGTTGATGGTAATTTAACTGCTGATGCATGCAATAGAGCATCTCAAAAAGCATTAGGAGATAGCAAAGCAAATCTTAATGTAGCATTTATGCACTCAATGGTATCAACTAACTTAGAAGGTTTAAATCTAATTGATTATATGAAATATACTGACAAAGATGGTATTACAAGAGATTTAACTATTGGTACATACAATGGTAAAACAGTTATCGTTGATGATGAAATGCCAGTACTAGATGGTTATGATGCTGCAACTGCTGATGTAAGTGGTGCATTAAAAGTAGTTGCAAGTGGTGCTACTGCAGGACAAATTAATCTTGCTGATGTTAAAAAAGCAGATTTCTATCCAGCAGGAGTTAAAGCAGAGGATTATGTAGTTGCTGCTTCTAAATATATTACATATATGTTTAAAAATGGTTTCTTTGAATTTGAAGAATTAGGAGTTAAAGTACCTAGTGAATTATCTAGAAAGGCTACTGAAAATGGTGGTCATACTGATTTAGTTTCAAGAATAAGAGAAATGATTGTTCCTATGTATATTTCATACAAAGATACTTCTAAATTATCACCAGATAATGCAGACTTTGAAAAAGGTGCAAACTGGGAACTTGCTAATAATAATGATACTTCAAATAAAGTATATGTTAGCGACAAATTAATCCCTGTTGTTCAAATAATTTCAAGAGGATAATAAAAAAATAATATTGTAAGGAGGATAATGTTATGGATAGGAAAGAATTACAAATACAAATGCCAAAGTTAAAGTTGAGAATACCTTATGATGAAGATATATTTAAAACAAATGTACTTTGGGAGCAAATTTTAACAAGTTTGTTAGAAGATAGTAAGGCTATATGTCTTGAAACATTATTCCCTTATGATGATTATAGTAATTACTTACTTCCAAAAAAATATTATAATTGGCAAATAAGATGTTGCATAGAACTTTATAATCTTGCTGATAAACAAGGAATAACTAATTATAGTGAAAATTCACTTGCTTGGAGCAAATTAACTGATGGTCTATCACAAGACTTAATGAGTAAATTAATTCCAAAGATTGGAGTTCCAAAATCAAGCAAAGAGGATGATAGTAATGTATAATGTTAATAGACAAAATATACATGATGTAAAATCAACTATATATATCTCAAAAAAACTTGGCACAATGCAAGATAATAACTTAAATGAATATGAAATATTTAGTACGCCAATTAAATATAGATTTAATGTACAAGTTATAAGTTCTGATAGTGAAATAAGGGAATTTGGTGAACTTGCTAATGATATGTTAGTAATATCTATTACCGAAAAAACCAAATATCTATTCAAATTTATGGAATTTGATAAGGTTTATGTGAATACTACTCCAGATGAAGAATTACATCCGGGGGATAATGCGGATTATAGGATTTATTCTATAAGAAACCAAAATACAAGTATAAGAATATATATCAGAAAACTTGTAAAATAAGGAGGAAATAATGGAAAAATTAATCAAAATTGAAAAAATAAATGAAGATGGCGATAAAATTATCAAAGAAGTTCCATACAATTTATATTCAATGTATATAAATATGGGGTGGAAACAATTTGAAAAGAAAAAAGAGCCAAAAGTAAACTTTAAACCAATTAATATAAAAGAAGATAAAGACTAATGTTTGAAGTTAAAATAAGTTCAACAGGTTATGATACTCTTATAAAAGAACTAGAAGTTATAGAAGAAAGTTTAACTTCACCAGAATTTATGGAATTTATTGGAAATAAAGCAATGAAATTATTGCAAGAAATTACTCTTGAAAACTTATCTTATGCAACTCAAGAAGAACTAGATACAAGTTATTACTATAGTGAACATAAGTTAAAAATAGAGGGTAATAAAATAATTCTATATAACAATAGTGAAGTAAATATAGAAACTAAAAATATGAGTGAGGAAACTAAAGCCCACTATATTGGAGGTTTATCACTTGCTAAAATAGTAGAATATGGTATTGGTTATACTGGTGCTATAAATACAGAAATATTGCCAGATAGTGGAGAATGGGCATACGATGTCAATAATCATGGATATAAAGGGTGGTATTTTAAAGATTGGCAAGGAAATGTATTTTGGACTAATGGTTTTGAGGGTAAATTAATCTTTTACAAATTAAAACAACAAATAGAAGTCAAAATATCTAGTTGGATTAAAGAATACATAGATAGAAAAACGAAAAATTGAGGAGGAATAAAATGAATATTGAAAATGATATATTAAAATTATTTAATACATATATCAAGTCAAAATCTACTTTTGGGAAAATAATAAAAGTAGTTCCAACTACCCCTCAATCTTTTTTTAAAGAAAGTATACCAGTAATCGTAATAAGAGAAAATGGTAACAATGATGATTTAAACACTTTAACATTAGATAGATTAGAATATGGTAATAATTTAACATATCAAGTCGATATTTACACAAAAAATGTTATTTTTGAAGGTAAAGAGTATAGTGCTAGAGATATAATCAACGAATTAAGGTTTTTAATTCACGATTTCTTTAGAGAAATAGGTTTTACTAGAGAAAGTGATATTCCAAGTGAATATATGGATATAACTGTTAAACGAAGAACATTACTATTTAGTGCAAGTGTAAATAGTTGGAATAAAAGTATATACTAATAAGGAGGAATAAAAAATTATGGAAAGAGTTTATACTGATAAAGGTTTTATCTCTAAATTTTCTACATTAAATGTATTAGGTAATGATAGTAAATTTAGTTTACTATTACCTGTAAGTGGAATGCCTGAAACTAGAACTGCTCCAGACCAAGTTGATAAAACAGTTTTAAGTGATGGTGGTTATACTTATGCAGAAGGTCTACAAGGAAGTGATACTAAACAATATACATTTAACTATCATAGAGATAATGTAAGAGCCTTAAAGAAAGTAAAAGGAAAAGAATTAACATTCCTTGAAAGAAACCCAGATAACACTGGTGAAAGATATAAAGGAACACTTACTTATTCAAGAAACTCATTAGCAGTTAATGGTATTGTTCAAGGTACTATTTACATAACTGTATCAAGTGCTGATGAGGATGCAATTGATGATGTAAGAGATTTAGTTAAACCTACTGCAATTATTACTACACCATTAAATGATGTTGTTGTAGACAAAGAAGGCACTTATGAAGTTCAACTTGAAACAAGCCCTAATGCTACAGTAACAGCAACAAGTAGTTCTGCTTCAATTGCTACTGCTTCAATTGTTGCTAATAAATTAACTATTACAGGTGTAGCAAAAGGATTTGCTATGGTAGAATTAACTGTTTCTGCAACAGGTGAAGCAACTTCATATAGAACAATTGCTGTTGAAGTAACTGGTGTATAATAATTAAACGAAAGGGAGAATGATTTATGAAAGAATTTAGTAAAGAAGTAATAGAAATCAATGGCAAGGAATATACTTTATTCCTTAATCGAAAAGGAATTGTTGCTTGGGAAAAATATAGTGGAAAAGAACAAGAAAAATTAGAAAAAGAAAAATCTTATTATAAGGAATTATTTGATAATAACAAGCAAGTAGAGGAAATAACAAATGAAACGAACCCATTTGAAGGTTTAGATAAACTAGACAATATGAGTGAAGATGAAAAGTTATTATCCTCATCATATAGAAAACTTTATTGGATAATGTTATATACTGATTATCAATTTTCAATTGAAGAAGTAAATAACTTATATGACATTGCTTGTAAAGAATATGGGGAAGCCCAATTAATTGCATTAGGTGTTCAAATGGTTGAAGATGCTAATAGCAATTTAATTACTAAAAATAATGAATTAAAAAACTTGAAGGCACTACGACCAAGCAAAAATTAAGTAAAGATAATAGCAAAAACTATGAAACTCTTACTGAATTTTATCTTAATGAGTTATACCCTAGTGCTATAATGTTCGGTATGTCTGATAAAGAGTTTTGGGAAGATGACCCTCAACTATATTGGTCATACCGAATTTTTTATTTAAAGAAAATGGAAGAAGAAAAGAAAACACAAGTTGAAATTTCAAAATATAATTCTTGGTTAAAGGGATATACTAATTATATAGGAACTTCCATTGCTTTAAATAATGCTTTCTCTAAACAAAGAGAAGAATACCCAACGTATGATAAAATGTTCAAAAACGTTGATGAACAGATAACAAAAGAAAATAAAAAACCAAAAAATTTAACAAAACAAGAGGCTAATATTATGGAACAAGAATTATTTAATGCTTGGGCTAGATATTAACCTAGAAAGGAGATAAAATGGCACAAAAAGGTGTACAAACAACCATTGAAATCAATGCAAAAGGGTTAAAAAATTTAAAGGCATTACGTAGGGAAACAGAACAAACCGACAAAGCCTTTAAAGAAATGGGAAAAATAGCAAGTAATACACTTAAACAAAGTTCACTTATTGCATATATAGGTACAATAAAAGAAGCAACTAGTTTAATGATTAAACTTACAAAAGCACAAACCGAATACATAGAAGATTTAAATTTACTTGATGTAGCCTATGGAGATGCTAATAATAGTGGTAAAAAGTTAGTATCTACTATGAGTAATATGATAGGGTTAGACCAAAAATCACTAACAAAATCACTAGGTGTATATAAACAAATGGCAAGTGCTATGGGGATTACAAGTGAGGCTAGTTCATTATTAAGTGAGAACTTACTTAAAATGCAAACTGATATTTCTTCATTATACAATTTAGATTTTGCAAGAGCAGGTCAAATATTGCAAGTAACATTAAGTGGAAATACGAAATCCATAAGAGCATTAGGTGGTGATATAACTGAAACATCTCTTGCTCAAACAGCATTAAATCTTGGCATTACAAAATCTATTGATGAAATGAATAGGGCAGAAAAAACTATTTTAATATATCTTACACTTGAAAGGCAATTAGCAAATGCTAATGGAGATGCAGCAAAAACAATTAATAGTGTATCAAATCAAGTCAGAATATTACATGAACAATGGGCTATGTTATCAAGACAATTAAGTTCTATATTCTTACCTATATTAAGCACTATATTACCTTATTTAAATGCAATTTTAATGACTTTAAATACAATAGTAAGTTCAGTATTGGGATTATTAGGAATAGATGTAGGTTCATGGGCTAATAGTTTTGGTATTGCAAGTGGCTATGTTGATGACTTTGAACAAGGTCTTAATGGTGTAGCAGATGCAAGTGATAAAGCAAAAAAATCATTAAGAGGGTTTGATAAATTAAATAACATCCTTACTCCTACTAAATCAAGTGGTAGTGGTGGAGTAGGTGTTGGTGGTTCTATTAGCAAAGAAATGCTTGCTAGAATAAAAGAATATAATTTACATCTTGATGAAATGAATAATAAAGCCAAAAAAATTGCTGATAGTATAAGAGAATGGTTAGGTTTTTCTGAACAAGCAAATGGAGAATGGAAGTTTTCTAAAGTAACATTTGGAACAATATTCACTTCTATACTAGCAATAGTAGGTTTAACTGCAGGAATAATCAAAATAGTAGGTTTATTTAAAACTCTAGGTACTTTATTAAGCGGTGGTGCAATAGCAACTGGTATGGCTTCAACTGCTTCTTCAACATCTGCATTAACTGCTGGTTTTGGTGCATTAGCAGGTGTTATAGGAGTATCTACTGGAGCATTGTTAGGAATAGTGGCAGCAATAGCGGCTTTAGGTGTTGGTATTGCATATTTACAATTAACACCAGCAATAAAACAAATGAATGTGTTAAAAGGAACTAGTAAAGAAACTAAAGAGGCATTAGGTGATTTAATCCCACAATTTGATGAAATATCAAAAAATGTTAAAGAATTAGATTGGGGAGATAAAATAATCACTAAAGAAGATATTAAAAAAGTAAACACTAACTTGGATAAACTAAATACTGATATTAAGTCCAAATTAAAAAAACAACAACAAAATGCTCTTGATATCTATGATGAAACAATGGAAAAAACACTTGGCAAAGAAGCAAGTGATGAAATGAAAGAAAGCATTAATCAATATTATGATGCTCAAGAAAAAATAGTTGATGAAAAAACAAAGAAAATAAAAGATATTCTTGATAAAGCAAGTGATGAAAAACGAGCATTAACAAGAGATGAAGTTAATGAAATCAATAAATTACAACAAGAGATGAAAGAAAATACTGTTAAAAATCTTAGTGCTAGTGAAGAAGAAGCAAAGAAAATACTAGTTAATATGAAAGAAAATGCTAGTGCATTAACTGCTGAACAGGCTAGTGAGATAATTAAAAACAGTATTAAAGCAAGAGATGAAACCATCAAAAATGCTAAAGAACAATATGAACAACAAGTGTATGAAGCAAGTAAATTAAAAGAGGCTGGAATAATCAATGATGAACAATATCAAAAAATTATAGATGCTTCTAAAAAGGCAAGAGATGAAGCCATAACAAATGCTGAGGAACAACACCAAAAAGTATATGATGAATTTAAAAGCCAAAATGAAGATATTGCAAAATATATTGATGAAGATACTGGCAAAATCAAATCAAAATGGGCTATATTTTGGGAACAATTTTCCGAAAAAGCAAAAACAATATGGAAAGCACTTTCAACGTTCTTTTCACTTAATCCAATAAGCATAGGAATTAAATTGGGTCAAAAAATTGGTAAGTCTCTAGGAAAAATACTTGGGGGTGAATATGATATATCACTTTCGGGTGGTAGTAGAGCAGAGGGTGGTTTTGTTGAAAGAGGTCAAATATTTCAAGCAAATGAAAAAGGTGCTGAAATGATAGGAACATTAGATGGTAAAACAGCAGTAGCAAACCAAAACCAAATTGTTACAGGTATTAGACAAGCAACCAAAGAAGGTATGTTAGATGCTCTAGTGTCAACTGGAAACCAAAATGTTCAAGTAAATATTGTTGCACAAGGAGATACAGAAGGTCTATTAGATTTCATAACATTCAAACAAAAACAAAAAGATAGACAATATGATTTATAGAAAGGTAGGAAAATATGATAAAATTAGTTAGAAATTATAACAAATACGAAAACTTTATAAGAATAGGTCATAATGGAGTTGAGGGTGAAAATCACACTTATACATGTACTGATTTAGAAGATTTTCCTACTCCTTCTTCTATGCACAGAAATTTACATGACGTAGATAAAGATGCCTTTACTGACTTAGAGGGTTATACTCATAGAAATAGAGTAAGACATGATGTAGAAGATTTTGAACTTGCATATCCTATATTAAGTGATGATGATATTAGTTATATTTTAAATAGAATAAGCCCAGAATGGATATATGTAGAACTAACTGATAAAAAGACAAAACAAAAAACCATACACAAAATGTATGCAAGTGATAAAGAATTTGATACTAAAAGAATATGGAAAGATGAAGAAGGCAACTGGCATGAAGAAGATGAAGCATTAACTCTTTCATTAGTGGAGGAATAATCTATGGCATATATTGTAAAAGATAGTAATGGCAATGATATAACAGAAGAATTTAGGGCTAAATCATATAGTGGCTCATCACAATATAAAGCAAAATTAACAATAAATGGTGATTTAGTACCTAATTCTCAAATTAGTAAAATAGTAATATCAAGCCCTATAATAAATAAAAATGACAAAGTATTTACATTAGGAAGTTTTATATCGCAAAAAATAACTATCAAATTTAGAAATTTAAATAATTTAAACATAAATAGTGGTGTAGAAGTTAAATTAGAAATAGGGCAATATATTGACAGTGTACAAGATTATGTATATGTCCCAATTGGCATATATTACATTGATGAAGTAGGCATAAATTATCACCAAACTTGTGAAATAACATGTTTAGATAAGGCAACATTCTTTAAAGATGCAATAGATTATAGCCCATGTTTTGTAGATGGAAAAGCAACAGTAGATACCATACTTCAATATATATGTACACAATGTGGGGTAGAACTAGGAGAATATCCAACAACAAATGGTGATATTGAAACAAGTATGTATGATAGTTCCGTAAGTGGCAAAAGATGGATTAGTTATATAGCCGAAATAAAAGGTTGTAATGCAAAAATAGATAGAGATGGTAAACTTGTACTAAAAGAATTAAAATATAAACGACTACCAGATGTGTCTATAAATTGGTTAAAATGCAAATCCACAATTATAAGTGAACCATATCTTATATCTAAAGTAACATATTTTGATGCTAAAAGAAACTTTTCTGCTCCTAGCACAGAACCTAGTACAGATTATAACACATTAATTATTAGGCAAGATAATCCATTTGTAAAAGACCAAACTACTATTGATAACATTTATAATGTAGTAAAAGGATTTAGGGTTAATTCAGCAACTATTGAAAATTATGGGGATATTACTTTAGATTGTTGGGATATACTTAATTATGTTAATTCTAAAGAACTTTCAAGGTTTACTACATTAAATAACAATACACTAACTTATGAAATGACAATAATGTCAAAAGTTGAAACAAAAATACCAACTAAACAGCAACAAGTAACTACAAATGTTAATGATGACCCAATATCTGAAAGAAGAATAGTTAAAACACAAGTTGATTTACTAGAAGGCACAGTTGAAACACTTACAGCAAAAACGAGTGAACTTGATGTTACTATAAATCAAAATAAACAAGACATAATAGGTATGCTTGAAAATTATGCTCCAGCAAGTGATGTACTTGTATTAGAAGAAAATGTCAAGACACTTCAAACTGACACTTATAAGAAAACAGAAGTTAATAAAATACTAAAGGGGCAATTTTATGATGAAAATGGCAATAAAATAGTCAGTGAAATAGTACAAACAACAAGTGGAACATTTGATGAAAATGGTATGCTATATGAGAAAACAAATGCACCTACAAATACAAGAATAAATGAAATAGGTGTAAAAGTTAATAATGCTGCTAATGACACCGAATTACTATTTGCAGGGTATGATGAAGGGACTAAACAAACAGTAGTGCGAAGTGATAATATGGAAGTTAAGCATTTCTTTGTATTACAAGGTAGGTCAAGATTAGAAGATTACTCAGATGGTACAGGTGTATACTGGGTAGGGGATTAGGAGGAATAAGTTATGTTAAATAATTCATGGCAAAATCTTATTTATTGGAGATGGAATGTTGTATCTGGTCAATGGATAGATTTTTATATTGATGCTAGAATTGGTAATCAAGATATTACTAATAATAGAACACAAATTTATACAAAATTAAGGTCAGTATTAAGTGGGGGTACTGCTGGAGGTACTGGTTATAAATTTACTTGTTCTTATGCACCAACAGTTGAAGGTAATGGTGTGTACTACTTTGGCACTAAAACAATTACAGAAACTAACTCAGAACAATATGTTCAACATAATGATGATGGAAGTGCAAGCGTAACAATAACTTCTACATTATACAATGGTTATTTAAAATTAAATAAGACATTGAGTGCAACAGTATCACTTCCAACTATTCCTAGAAAATCAAGTGTAACAGCAACTAGTGCTACTATTGGTAGTGCTTGCTCAATTAACATTAATCAAAAAAGTGATATCTTCACACATACATTAAGATATTCATTTGGTAATTTAAATGGTACAATTGCTACTGGAGTAAAATATTCTTATGGTTGGACTGTGCCTAATGATTTTTATTCACAAATACCAAAATCACCTTCTGGAACAGCAACAATCTATTGTGATACATATAATGGTGGCACATTAATAGGAACTACTTCAACAACCACAATATTTAGTGCAAATGAAAATGAAACTAAACCAAGTGTTAGTATGAGTGTAAAAGATATCAACCCAATTACTTCACAATTAACAAGTGGCACAAATGAAAGCACTAAAATAGTAAAAGGTTTTTCAAATGCACAAATAACATGGAGTTCGACACCAAAACAATATGCAACAATTAAAAGTAATACTATAAATGGTACAAGTGTTAGTGAAAGCCCATATACATTTAATAACGCAGATACAAATATATTTACATTTGTTGCAACTGATACAAGAGGTTTCCCAAATAGTATTAGTACAACAAATACTTCAAATCCATTAGTTGATTATGTAAGATTAAGAATAGACCCAATTAACTTTTATAGAATTAAACCTACAACAGGAGAAGTAGGTCTTACATTTGAAGGTAATTACTTTAATGATACATTTGGTAATACTGCAAATACACTTGAATTAAGTTTTAAATCAAGAGAAAAAGGCTCAACAACTTCTTGGGATAGTATAGAAAGTGTTTCACTTGAAGGTGGGTATTATTTAGAAGGTAATAAAGTATATTCTGGTACATCAAGCACAAGTAGAATTATTCAACTTGAAGGCACATTTGACTATACTAAACAATATGAATTTAGATTTTATTACAAAGACAAACTTGTTGATGAATATGTAGACAAATCAATATCTTATGGGCAACCAATATTTTGGTGGAATAAAGATGGTGTTTATGATGGCAAAACTAATGGTAAATTTGCGACACTTGATTTGGTGTATCCAGTTGGTTCAATATATATGTCAGTTTCTGATACCAGCCCACAAACTTTATTTGGCGGTACTTGGGAAAAATTACAAGGTAGATTTTTGATAGGAACGGGAAGTGCAACAGATAAAAATAACGATACAAGAACACTAAAACTTAATCAAACAGGTGGAGAATTTGCACATACATTAACATCTAGTGAAAGTGGTCAAAAGAATTTAGGAAGTATAACAACTGGAATTGAAAGTCAATCACATACACATACAATTACAACTGGTGGTTATACATATCCAAATGGTTCATCTCCCGGAGCATTTTCAACAGCAACAAGTAATTCAACTTTGACAAAAGATACTGATGGTTATACATATATGACAAGTGAGAGTGCAAATCATACCCACTCATTTAGCATCGGTGGACAAAATGCTAGTCAATCACATAATAACATTCCACCATATTTGGCAGTTAATATGTGGAAAAGAACAGCATAACTCAAATATTTTACAAAAAATCAATAATATGATAATATAATAGAGAGGTAGATACTATGCAATACATAACTTTAGCAATAGCAATAATAGGTTCTATATTATCTGTTGTATCGTTTTTTAGGAATGATAAGAAAGATGACAACAAAAAAGCAAGTGATACGAGTTATAAGCAAGGTCAAACAGACCAAATGCTAAAAAATATAATGGATAAACTTGAAAAAATTGAAAGCAAACTAGATTGTTATGAAAAAGATATGGATGAAAGAATAAATATTGCATTAGAACATCATATTCGAGAATACCACAACAAAAATGATTAAAACACTTGAAAAATAAATATTTAGTGATATAATATATTACCAAGAAAGGGGAATAAAGATATGTCAATAAAAAGTGATAAAGAAGAAATAGAAGATATAAAACACCAAGTAGAAGAAATACAAGAAGAAAGTTTAGCATATTCTTTGCTTAGGGATTATAAAAGGCAAACTAAAAGACAATTTATTATTATACTTGTAATACTAGGTATGTTTACTTGTTTACTAGGATATACATTATGGCTTATGAATGATATAGGCGTTGAAACTACAACAACTGAAACTTATGATATAAATACAGAAAATGGTAATAATAACTTTATAGGTGGAGATAATAATAGCAACATTGAAAATAAATAAAACAACTCATACAACCAAATATCGCAAATCTAACACCAAAAAAGACAAACAAGGTCGTAGAAGGTGTCGCGTTTGTGGTAAGTATATGGGGCATAAATAATGCTTAAACTAGATTTTACAAGAACAGAATATAATAAAATATGTGAAGAACTAATGCTAAATGATTTTCAAAAGAGAATATTCGAGTATAGAATTAAAAACATGTCTATAGTTCAAATGGCTATGAAAGAAAATTGTAGTGAGAGTTTAATTAGTAAAGAAATAAATAAAATTAAGAAAAAGATAATGAAGATATTGTAGTTATCTTTTTTTATGCCAAAATTAATCATTTTTAGCCATTTAGAGCAATGTTTTAACAATTCTAGTGTATTTATATGGCTTTTACCAAATCTTTCTTAAATCTATATTTATTAAAGAAATTTAATATATTGTCATTTTTATATTAATGTGGTACAATTTAGTTAGGTAATGGTAGATTAAAAGCATTTAATGATGGGTAGGGCTATCATTACCTAAAAAAACCTACTTATCATTAAGTGCTTTTTTCTATTGTTTAAACCTAGAAAGGAAATTTTTATGAAAAACCAAAGAACAAAATCTAGGAAAGGAGGAACAATATGGCAGTAATTAGAATTAACAAAACTAACGATTATACGATAATGAGCAATTATCATTTGAAAGAACCTAATATGAGTTTAAAAGCAAAAGGGTTATTAAGTTTAATGTTATCTTTACCAGATAATTGGGATTATTCAATTAAAGGATTAGTTTCGATATGTAAGGAAAATATATCTTCAATAAAGTCAATATTAAATGAATTGAAAAAATTTGGATATTTAAAGATTACAAAAATTTTACCTAATGAAACCAAAAGTGGAAGATTTGAATATATTTATGACATATATGAAATGCCAAAACAAGAGTATAAAAAACAAGAGGTAGAAAATCAACCTCTAGAAATTCTACCTCTAGAAAACCACCCTCTTAATAATACTAATATATATAATATATATAATAAACTAAATAATAAAGAACTAAATAATAAAGAAAATACTAAAAGAAAATCATTTGAAGAAGAATTTGAAGAGTTATGGGAAAATTATCCAAACAAAAAAGGAAAAGCAAATGCACTAAAATCTTATATTAATGCAAGAACTAAAGGAATAGATGAAGATTTAATATTACAAGGAATTTTAAATTATAAAAAATATTGTGAAAGTAAGAATATACAACAAGAATACATTAAATATGGTAGTACTTGGTTTAAACAAGAATGTTGGAATGATGAGTATGACCTATCAAGCAATGATTTAACAACAGATAAAATTATAGATAGTATATACGAAGAAATGGAGAAAAATAATGAAAAGTATTGATTTAAAAAAAATCATTGATTTATTAAAAAACAATTATAATAATTTTGATAATGATAAAATCATTGCTTGGAGTAAAGAACTTGTCAAATATAATTATGATGATGTAATGTATAAACTAAATCAAATTATGAGTGATGAATATTATCAAAGAAGTTTGCCAACTTTAAATTATATTTTAAAAGGAATACAAAAATGTTCAGAAATAGAAAATTTTGATAAAAGAAGAGTTTTATGTGATATATGCAAAAGACCATTTGATAGTGTTGAGGAAATGGATAATCATTTTCAAAGATGCTGTTGCGTATCAACTATCAAAAGAGAAGCAAAAAAATACCTTAATAAAGAATACAATGATTATGAAATTAGGGAATTATATCAAATGAATGATGAAGAATTTGATGAAAAATACAAAAAATTTGCTAAACTTTTGATGGAGAAGAGTGATTTAGATTGGCAAAAGAAAGTTATGGAGTGCATTATTAATCCACCCAAACCCGAAAAAGCAAAAAGTATAATAGATGGGAAATTACAATAATCATATAAGAAATGAGTAAAATTCATTTCTTTTTCTTTGCTAGAATAAAAATGTAAGAACAAGAGTACTCAACTTGTACAAGAGTGATTACAGAAAGGAGAAATAGTTTAAAGCATTTTTAAAACAAGTGTGATTACTATTTCTCTTTTATATTTTAGAAAGGAAATGATAAATATGTTTAATCCGTATTACAATAATTTTAGTAATCCAATTGACCGAATTGACAATCAAATGAAAGAACTTGAAAATATAAAAAGGAACTATCAAAACTTACAAACGCAACCAATACAGAATATTATAAACACAAATGGAACTCAGATTGATTTTGAGGCACGAATTTTAAATGAAAATGAGAAACCTGATGAAATACTCATTCAAAGGAAAACAGCATTTATTGACCTTAAAAATGGTGTTTTATCAATTAAAGAATTAAATGGAGAAATTAAGTCTTATAAAATAGAACTTCCTAAAACTCCAGAACAATTAAAAATTGAAGAACTAGAAAGGAAATTGAAAGAATATGAACAATCAAACAATACTATTTCAAATATTGAAGAGCAAAAATCCACAAGCAATGATACAAAATCTAATAAAAAGTAATCCAAATATAGCCCAAGCAGTACCTATTGTTCAAGAAATTATGAAAACTAGTAGTAGTAAACGAGAAGTTATTGAAAAGGCTTGCCAAAAAGCAAATATGGATAGCAAAAAAGTTGAAGAACAATTAAAAAGTGTTGGTATAGAAATATAAAAGAGATATGCTATTTTTCTGCATATCTCCATAAATACCTCCTATAAAAAAATAGACTTATACAAGTACCAAAGTTTTTATTGTTGAGATAATCTCTTTGATACTTATATAAATCTATTTAATGATTATCCCAACAAATTAATTATACCATGGTAAGTTGAAATAATCAAATAGATTTAAATAATCGAAAGGAGATATAATATGAACGGAAATGGAAGTATGGCTTTTGACTGGAGTTGGATAGTCGCTCTTTTGATAATTGCAGGAATTTTTGGTAATGGTTTTGGCTGGGATGGAAATCGTGGTAATGTAGCAAATGATACATTATTAGGAGAAGAATTTATCAAGAGAGATATATTCAACACTAATCAAAATGTTTCAGCAACTAGTTGCCAAACTCAAAGAGATGTACTAGAAAATAGATTTAATTGTTCTCAAAATGCTTGTGCTACTCAAAAAGAAATCTTACAAAACAGATATGATACAAGTTTAGGACTTGCAAATGTTAATAAAGATATTCTTTTAGGAAACCAAAATCTTCAAGCACAATTATCTAGTTGTTGTTGTGATTTAAAGACTGCTATTCATGCTGAGGGAGAGGCTACTCGTAATATGATGCAACAAGACAAAATAGACCAATTAAGAGAACAAGTTAATGCAAGTAATTTAGCATTGTTTGGTCAAACTCTTGTAAATCAAATTTTACCAAGAAGCATTCCTGCATATCCAAGTTGTAGTCCTTATGTTCCAGTAAACTATAATGCTTGTGCTTGCGGAACATCTTTATATTAGTAGAATAAGAAACTACTTCGCCGAAAGGTTGATTATAGCATAGGCGAAAGTCTATGCTTTTTATTTTAGAAAGGAGAAAAATATATGTGTAATTGTAATAGAATTTATATAACAAGTTTAACAACTACTGGAACAGGTGTTGTATTAATACCAAGTAGACAAATTCAACAAATTAATTTAACAGATACAGGCAAGTATGAATTAATAATCGCTTGTGGTTTAAAAGCAACAAATAGTCTACCAATATTTATACAAACAAGTGCTGGAAATATCCCATTATTAGATAAATTTGCAAATCCTGTATTTTCTAATCAATTAAGAACAAGATATAAATATTGCGTAGGATATGGCAATAAAAATACTAACTATACACTAGGACAATTTGTTGTATTTAATAATTTATGTGCTAGTTGTGGTTCTATTTCTAGTTCGGTTGTATCTTCAACTACTTCAAAAACAACAACAAAAGTAAATGAATAATCAATTTGAAGAACGATATGAAAAAATAATAAAATTATTAGAAAGGAGATAAAATGGATAATTACGAGAAATTAGAAGAAGAATTAAAAGAAACAAAAGCCTATGCTAAACGAGTTATAGATTTATGGGTGGATGCCAAAAAGTGGAAGATGTTAGCAAAAATGACTAATAATGATGAAGATTATAATAAATATATGAATGTTTCAAATACATTAATGGAAATGTTCACAAAAGAAATTCAAGATATGAAAATATAAGAAGATTAATTTCTTCTTTATCAGGGTGTACTCAAGAGGTTAGAGGCATTACTGCAAATAATGTATACGTGGGTTCAAATCCCACCACCCTGTCCATATTGAAATAAAATAGTAATTATGCTATATTATATTTGTAAATGCAATTTACAAGGTTGTATTTATATTATTAAATTGTTGGGAAAACACATAAAATCCTGTGTTTGTAAAGAATTAATGGCTGACATCTCAAAGTTAAGTGTTAAATCTTATTTTAGAGGTGGGGAAAACGACTAATACCCTAGACAACGAACGAAGTCGTCTACATGAAGCATATAAAATTTAGTCTTTTCGTTGAGATTAAATGGCTATGTGAATTGGTGTTACCTTACTGGTAGCATATTAAGTAAATATATAGCCGGTTGCTAACGTTTAAAACTAGTTGCAATAGGTTCAATTCCTATTTATATTTGCTTAATATGTGCTTATAAGTATGCTTATTCTCCCGTGTGGAAATAAGACTAAAGCACGATGCCATGATATGTGATAAATAATCCTAGGTGTTGAATAGCATATCATTTCACATATCGCATTATTGGAAATCATTGCCATTGCGATATGTGCTTTTTTTTAGTTCATTGATTTACCTCCTTGAATTAATTATAAAATTAATACCATTTATTGGTATTTTTTTGTGATATTTAAAAGTTATGTTATAATTACTATAGAAAGGTGGAATATTATGTTAAAAGTAGATAATTTATATAAAACCATATCAGTAAATAGGGGGGATGAAAACCAAAGTTTTTCTTTTTCTATTCCAACTTCTGATTTAGAAAGTTATACTTTTCAAATTGGAGATATTGTAAAATTTGGTGTTTATGAAGCAAATAAATTGAATGAAAATGCTATTTTATTAAAAGAATATAAGGTTGAAGTTGAAACAAAAAAAATTGAAATTTATTTTAATAAAGAAGATTTAACTATTGGCGAGTTAATTAATAAGCCTGTAACATATTGGTATGAAATTCAATTGAATGGTAATACAATAATTGGTTATGATGAGGATGGTGCTAAAGAATTTATTTTATACCCAGAAGGTAGTGATATTAAATGATAGAAGCACAAGAATTAACTGGTTATATTAGCCAAGATAAAGTTATTACAGGGGAGTTAAGTAAAACAATTGAAGTTTTAAAACCAATTACTCAAGAAAAAGAAGTTATACCAACAAAAGAAACTCAAATAATAGAACCAGATAAAGATTTTACAGGATTATCAAAAGTAACAGTACAATCAATTCCAAATGAGTATATAGTTCCAAGTGGTGAAATAGAATTTACTCAAAATGGAACTTATGATGTTACTGATAAAGCAAGTGCTAAAGTAAATATAAAAGAAAAGGTACTTGGTACAAAAACAATAACTTCAAATGGAACATATAAAGCAATAGATGATAATTTAGATGGTTATAGTGAAGTTGAAGTCGCTACTAGTGGGGTAGATATTAATGAGTATTTAAGTGATACAATTACAAAAGGAACTTCTTCATTAGGAGGTTGGGCAAAAACACTTTTAAAAATGAGAACCCCATTAACTATTTCTGGTTCTAATGGGGATTATATGTTTTATAATTATCCATTAGATGAAATCCCTCAAATAGATACAAGCAATTTAATAACTATGTCAAATATGTTTGGTTATGCTAAAAAAATTGCAACAATACCTTTGTTGAATACAAGCAATGTCACTGACATGTCTTATATGTTTAGATATTGCGAGTCATTGAAAGAAGTTCCTCAAATAGATACTTCCCATGTAGAAAACATGACTAATATGTTTGCCAATTGTAAAAGCATAACTACCATCCCGCAATTAGATACTTCTCTTACGAGAATATTTGATGGTGCCTTTGAATCTTGTTCCGAATTAATTACTATCCCACAATTTGATTTAAAAACTGTTACATCTATCAATAGTAATACATTTTATCAATGCTCAAAATTGCAAAATGTTGGTGGTTTAAAAAATATAGGTTATAATTTTCAAACTATGCGACCAGAAAATTATCAATTTTATTTAGTTTCTTTTAGTTGGTGCCAAAATCTTACCGAGCAATCAATAATAAATGTATTAACCAATCTTTATGATATTGCAACAAAAGGAGTTAAACCACAAAGAGTAATATTAGGAGCAACAAATTTGGCTAAACTTACAAGTGCAGAAGGACAACAAGCATTGGCTCAAGCCCAACAATTCGGGTGGAATGTTTCATAATTAGAAAGGAGAAATAAAATGGAAATTCGTACTTACGGAACAAAAAAAATATTAATTGCTGATACAAATAAACATATAAGAAGTATTGATGATGTACCTAGAGAAGATGAAAATGGTAATAAGATAGAACCATATTATGCATCTATTATATTTTTAGCAGATAATTTTGATGATAGTAAATTAAATGAATTATATGTTGAAGAAGAAATAGAAAAGGAGGAATAGTAAATGAAAATGAGTAATAAAGTATATAACATATTAAAATATGCTTTAATGATGTTTATACCAGCGGTAATTACTTTAATCGGTACTTTAGGTAAGATATATAATTTTGATACTGAAACAATTATTCTTACAATAAGTGCTATTTCAACATTTGTAGGTGCAATTACTGGAATTTCAAATGTAAATTACAACAAAAATAACAAATAGTGTTATAATAAAGTAAAGGAGGAATATATTATGAATACAAAATCAAGTTTAGCAACAAGTGATATACAGGCTTGTGTAGGGAATTATACAGAGGGAAGAAATGGTAAAAAAATAGGTAAAATTACTATTCATCATTCGGTTATTGCAAAAGCAAAAGCAAGTGATATAGCAAGAGTATTTACTAATCCAAAAAGACAAGCAAGTGCAAATTATTGTATTGGTTATACAAAGGGAGATATATGTTGTTCCCTTTATGAGGAAAATCGTGCTTGGACTTCTTCAAGCCCAGAAAATGACTTTGAAGCAATCACTATGGAGGTAGCAAATAGTAGTATTGAATATCCTTACCCAGTAAGTGATGATACATTAGAAAATATCATTGAATTATGTGTTGATATTTGTAAAAGATACAATTTTAGATTAAATTGGACTGGTGATAAAAATGGAACTCTTACTGTTCATAGGTTCTTTGCCAATACTCAATGCCCCGGAGAATATTTAATGGGTAAAATGCCTTATATTGCAGAAGAAGTAAATAGAAGATTAGATGAAGCAAATAAGCCAAAAGAGGAAGAACCTATTGAAGAACCAAAATTCAAAGTAGGAGATAAAGTTAAACCTTTAAAACTTGTTAATTACAATGGTACACCACTTGTTCAATATGATGAAACATATACTATTATGGAAATCAATGGTGATAGAGTAGTTTTAGGTGCTCCTAGAGGTTCAAAAGGCACATTAGAAATCTGGGCTGCAATGAATATTAACGATATAGAAAAAATATAATAAAAAAAGGCTATTTTTAGCCACACATACAAACATCCTTTAAAAATGGAGCAATTATATTAATACAAGTATAATTGCTTTTTAAATGGCATTATAGTATAATAAATAAGTAATAGGTATTTATCACAGCCTGTTCTATGAGGCTAGTTATATAAATCAGTAGAACATTGGGAAAATATAACTCATATCTATTGCAATAACAACTATATTTATTGCACAAAAAAATAACCTTAATTGGTTATTTTTTTCTTTATCTACCCAAAATAGATAAAATCACAAGGCATTTACACATCTTATAACTATTTCCTTGCCTAACAATAATATTATATCATATTAATTTGCTTTTTTCAAATAAAACTATTGCAAAGGTGGTACATTTGTGGTATACTTAAATTACAAAACATAGAGAGAGGAGGATTGTAATGAATATCAAAAAAGAACCACTTTTGATTTTACAAAAAAATGCAGATAAAGAGAAAAATAGAGTGATTATACCAAGTTCCTTTATAAAGGAAAATGGTTATCAATTTTATATGAAAGTCTACAAAGATAAAATCGAATTAATACCAATTAAACAAAAAGAAAAGGAGAAATAATATATGAATTTGTTTAAAAAGTATAGGGTGGTTTTGAAAGATGAATATAATGATACAAAAAAGGAAATACAACTTGTTAAACAAGCCAATGATAACTTGGCAAAGTCATTAAAAGAAAAAGACAATGAAATTTCAAGTTTAGCAGCATTAATTGATACTATACAAGATGATAAAAATAAAATTGTTAAAAAATACAATGATTTATCTAAAAGAAAAGATAAATTAAGAGAACAATTTAAAGACTTAAAGAAAGATTTATCTGATACATTAGAACAATTAAAGATAGTTCAACAAGAAAAAGAAAATATTACTAAAGAATTTGCAGAATTTAAGAAAAATAAATTTATTATTAAAGAATTACCTAGTTATAAACCTAGAAAAACTCAAACTATGAAAGTTAAAAGTGGTGCTAGAACTAGTAAAATTATTAAAGATGTAAAGGAAAAACTATGATTTCAACAAATGAATTAGACTACTATGAAGATATTTGCGAAATAACTGGGAAAACTTATGATACAAATGGTAAAATTTCTAAGGAAAAGATACAACAAATATGTGAAGATTTGGTGTTAATGTATTATAATTTACAAGAAAAATATATGGAACAACAAATTGAACTACGAGATTATTATAAACCTAAATCAGCAGAAGAATTAATTAAAGAACAAATCGGTGATTATACAAAATGGTAGTTAATGGGTAAATATAAGAAAGTATATATGTATGATATGAATAATAATCTTATAAAAATATTTGAAACAACTTTAGAATGTGCCAAGTACTTTGATAAACCTAACAGTTATATAAATCATAGTCTTTATTGTAATGACAAAATAAGGAAAGATAATAAATGGTATAAAATATCAAGGAATATAGAATTATGCAAAGAATAGTAATGGATAAACCTTTTTGGTTAGATAGTAAATTTGAAAAAAAGATGTGTTCTTTTGAAGATTTTAAAAATATAATTGCTATGTTTAAATGCTTTTTTGAAAGTAAAGAAGAATATATTTTATGGATAAAAAGGCAATGCAAATTATATGGAACAACAAAAGAACAAAATTATATGTTGAAAGACATTATTATTGATGAAAGGGAAGATGAGGAGAATAATGGAAGAATATAACATTAATGAAATAGTTAAAGTAAAGAAATTGCCTGAAATATATCAACAACTAGACAAAATAAATGAAATAGTTATAGAAAAAACAAAAAATATAGATGAAATACTAGAAAAAATATCAAAATTAAGTGATGAGGAACAAGAAGAACAAAAATCCGAAGTAAAAGATTATAAAACATATTTAAATTCACTAAAAAAAGATTTGGAAACTAGAAGAATAGAGATTAAAAAATCTATTTTAGCACCTTATGAAGATTTTGAAAAAGTTTATAAAGATAAAACAACAAAAGTTCTTGATGATGGAATTACTAAACTAACAAACACAATTAATACTATTGAAACAAAACAAATTCAAAATAAAGTTGATGAATTAGTCACATTTTTTAATGAATATGCTATATATTACCATGTTGAAAATATACTAACTTTTGATAGCATACCAATTAAAATTAACTTATCTACAAGTTTAAATAGTCTAAAAAAACAAATAGTAGAATATTGTGAAAAAGTAAGTAATGATATGGTTGCTATTTCAAGTGAAGAATTTAGAGATGAAATATTACTTGAATATCAAAATAATGGCTATGATTATACTAAGGCAAAAATAACTATTATTGATAGACATAAAAAATTAGAAGAAATGCAAAAACAACAAGAAAAAGTAGAGTTAGAAGTTAATGAAGAAGAAAAAGTTATTCAAAATGTTCAAACTTTATGTTCTGCACCTGTTGAAATAAATGAAGAAGTGGATAATGAAAATGATTTGGAAATTTCATTCACTATAAAAACAACTAAAGAAATATATCAAAAATTATTAAAAGATAAATTACAAGAATTTAAACATTTCTTACAAGTTAATAACATTGAATATGAATAGGAGACGAAAAAATGAAATTTAAAATAGGAGATAGAATAAGAGGTATAAGTGATGATTATTGCTATACTGATAAAAATATGTATTTGGGAGAAGTAACAGATGCTTCAAAAGATAGCATTATTATAAAAATTTTAAAACACAAAGATAGTACTAGAGTGGGGAGAGAATATTTAGCAGAATATCCAAATGGAAAATTTGAAATAGTAGAACTTACAAAATCAGAATTACAAAGCAAAATTGATAAATTAGAAAATATAAATAAAAAATTATATTCTAAAACAATAAGTAATAGAGATAAAATAGCACATTTAAAGCGAGAAATTATGAGTTTAAAAGAAGAAAATAAACAAATACTTGATAATGCTGAAAAAAGATACTTAGAAAATGTCATTAGGCCTTTTAAAGATAGAGTTATAAGTGTTATAAAAGAAAATGATTTTGGTGAAGATTACATTAAGATAGATTTAAACAATGGTGATACTGCATCTTTACCTAATTTTGTAAAAGGAACTATGTATAAAGGTATGAAAAAAGAAAAAAAATACACATTAAAAGAATTAGGGTTATTTGAGGGGGATAAATAAATATGTTACATATTAAATATGAATTAAAACAAGATAATGATGATTTAGTTGCTGAAATTTCATCTTCTATGACTAAAACAAATACAAAAGAAGTTGAATATTGCATAGCATACTTAATTGATATTATTAAGAAAAATGATAAAAAAATGAGGAATAACTCAATAATTAATGATGTTAAAAAAATATTAAATAAATTGGAAAAGGAGAAGATAAAAAATGGAAAATAATGTAGTAAAAAAACAAGCACCATTTAGTGTAGTTATACAAAGTGATATGTATAAAAAATTAATTAATAATACTTTAGGAGATAGTAAAAGGGCTACAAGATTTATTGCAAGTATTACAAGTGCAGTAGCAACAAACCCAACACTTCAAGAATGTGAACCAAGTTCTGTTTTAGCAAGTTCCCTCGTTGGTGAAGCCCTCAATTTAAGCCCAAGTAATGCTTTAGGTGAATATTATTTAGTTCCTTATAGTAATGCAAAAAAGGGAACAAAAGAAGCCCAAATACAAATTGGTTACAAAGGATATTTACATTTGGCAATTAGAAGTGGTCAATATAAAGATATTGATGTATTTGAAATACATGAAGGAGAATTTAAAGGTAGAGATAAAGATACAGGCAAATATAAATTTGAATTTATTGAAAATGAAGAAGAAAGATTATCTAAACCAGTAATTGGTTACATGGGCTATTTTGAATTATTAAATGGGTTTAGAAAAACTTTATATATGAGTAAAGAAGAAATGTTAAACCATGCAGATACATATTCAAAAGCATTTAACAAAGCAGACTATGAAAAATATATTAATGGTCAAATACCGCAAAGAGATTTATGGAAATTTTCTAGTTATTGGTATAAATCATTCCAAACTATGGCTTTTAAGACAATTTTAAGACAACTTATTTCAAAATGGGGAATAATGTCAATCGAAATGCAAGATGCTTTTACAAAAGATATGGCTGTAATTAAAGAAGATGGAACATGTGATTATGTAGATAATCCAGAAGAAGATAAAACAATTATTGAAGTAGAGCACACAGAAGAAGAACCTAAAAAAATGGGTTTAGATGATATACAATAATTATGAAACCAAAAAAGTGTGGTAATTTATCACTCCAAAAAATGAGAAGTATGATACACCCACAATATGCTAATAGATTTATAAGAGAATTTATTATTGATGAAAAGGGGGTTGGTTAAATGTATCAAACAACAATATTTGATATTATGTACCCTAAATACAAAATAACAAAACCAATTAGATTAATAGAATTATTTGCAGGTTATGGTTCACAAGCACTTGCTTTAAAATATTTAGGAGTTAAATTTGAACATTGGAAAATATGTGAGTGGGCAGTGAAAAGTATTCAAGCATATAAAGATATACATTTTACTGATGATACAAGAAATTATAGTGAAGTTGCATCAAAAGAAGAAATACAAGAGATGTTGCTTAAATGGGGTATAAGTTCTAATTACAATGAACCTATGACTAGGGAACAAATAAATAGATTAAGTGAAGAACAATTAAGAACAATTTTTAATAATATAAGTGCTACAAATAATTTAGTAAATATTCAAGATGTTAAAGGTGATGATTTAGCCATAGTTAATAAAGATGAATATGATTATATATTAACTTATTCTTTCCCTTGCCAAGATTTATCTTTGGCAGGTAAAGGAAAAGGCATGGCTGATACTTCAACTAGAAGTGGTATGTTATGGGAAGTTGAAAGAATATTAAATGAATTAAAAACAACAAATAGTTTGCCACAAATATTATTGATGGAAAATGTACCACAAGTCCACGGTTCTGATAATGTGGAACATTTTAATAAATGGCAATTGGCATTAGAAAATATGGGATACAAAAATTATTTTCAAGACCTTATAGCCACTGATTATGGAATACCACAAACAAGAAATAGATGTTTTATGGTTAGTATTTTAGGAGATTATTCATATAGTTTTCCTAAACCTATACCATTAAAATTAAAATTAAAAGATTTATTAGAAAAAGAAGTTGGTGAAAAATATTATTTAAGTGATAAACAAATAAAATGCTTGAGTAGTGATAAAGTGTATAAGAATGGGTACATAAGAGGTAATCAATTTAAAAAAAATATAAATCCAGATGTATGCACAACGATAACAGCAAGTTCTAGTGATAGAGCAAGTGATACTTTCATATCTATTAAAAATGCAACTAAAAAAGTTTATTTAGAAGCAACTGATAATGGTGGCAAAGATAGAGGTGTTTGTGTTGGAACTTATCAATATGCAAAAAGTGATAAATTTATGAATGGCAAAGATAGATTGCAATTAGGTAAGGAAACTAGCGACACTTTACAAACAACACCAAAAGAAGGTGTTTGTTATAATGATTTAAGAATAAGAAAATTAACACCAAGAGAATGTGGAAGGCTTATGGGTGTGAAAGATAAAGATATAACCAATATGCTTAAAAATCAAAGTAATTCAAGTGCATACCATTGTTTTGGGGACTCAATAATTTGTACGGTGTTATGTGCAATATTTGGAGAATTATTTAATATTGATTATAAAAATTTAATAGAAAGTTGGAATTATAATGAATAATACTTATAAAAGAACAACTTACAAAGGAAAACCTATTGATGAGCATAGGAAAGTAATGGAAATGTATTTAGGTAGAAAACTTAAGAGAAATGAATATGTTCATCATAAAAATGGAAATAAAAGAGATAATAGAATTGAAAATTTAGAATTAATGACACCATTAGAACACAATAGAGAGCATTTTGAAAGATTGCCTAAAACAAAAATGTGTATAGAATGTGGAAAAGAATTTGAACCACCAATAAAACATAGAGATAGAAATAAATTGTGTTCCAAAGAATGTTGGCTAAAACATCAAAAAAAAGTATCGCCATTTCAAAATATAAAAGTAGCAAGTTATAAAAATAATGAAAAAATAAAAGAATATAATTCTATAAAAGAAGCAAGTTTAGATGTTAATGGAATATCTACTAACATAGTAAAATGTTTAAAAGGGAAAACAAAAAGTGCTTATGGATACCAATGGAAATATATGTAATGAATGTGTTAATGGCTATATTTAAGGAGTTGATTAAATGAAATTTAAAATGAATAATCATGACTGGGAAATTTTAGAATTACCTAAAGAACAAATTAAGTTAGTTTATGAAAAAGAAACTAACGAAGAAACAATATACGTTTATGGTTTGACAAAATATGATAATCATAAAATATACATAAACAAAGAATTATGCTTTGACATGAAAAGAAAAACATTAATGCACGAATTAATGCATTGTTATATTGAAGAATATGTTTCATTAGAATTAGAAGATTATAAAGAAGAAACAATGTGCAATATATCGGCAAACAGCCATGATATTATACACAAAATTGTGGAAGATTATTTTAAGGAGTTGATTAAATGAAATTTGAAGATATGATTAACAATGTAATTTTAGGTGATTGTTATGAAGTTATAAAAAATATTCCTGCCAAGAGTATAGATTGTATTTATACAGATATACCGTATTTGTTTGCTGATGGTGGTAGTAGTGCAAGCCCATTATCACAAAGAATAAAAAAATTAAAACAAGAAGATTTAAAAGAAATAACAAAAGGAATAGATTATTCAATTTTAAATGAATTTATAAGAATATCTAAAAAAATAAATTGTTTCATTTGGTGTAGTAAAGAACAAATATTAGATATTTTAAATTTTTATAAGCAAAATAATTGTATGTTTGAAATATTGACATGGAACAAAACAAATCCAACTCCTATGACTAACAATACTTTTTTACCAGACATTGAATATTGTTTATACTTTAGAGAAAAAGGAGTCAAATTGAATGATGGTTATGAATTAAAAAGCAAATGGTATATAAGCCCTATAAATCAAAGTGATAAAGAAAAATTTAATCATCCAACAATAAAACCTTTAAGCCTTGTTGAAAGACATATAAAACACACAACGCAAGAAAATGATATTGTATTGGATTGTTTTTGTGGAAGTGGTACAACTTGTGTTGCTTGCAAAAATACAAATAGAAGATACATAGGAATAGAATTAAATCCAAAATGGCACAAAGTGGCAGTTGATAGATTAAACAATGTTCAAGCAGATGGACAGATAACTATGTTTACTAATTAAAAGGAGGTGGTTAAGTGTGAAAAACAATGTAATTGCTAGTTCATCAGCAGGAAATGCTATATTACTAGAAAATGGCATATTACTTGATTGTGGTATTCCATATAGAAAAATAAAACCATATTTGAAAAATATTAAAGCAATTTTTATTTCACACCTTTGACTACACCTAGACCATTGCAAAGATAGTACAATAAAAAAAATAGCCTTTGAATATCCAAATATAAAATTTATTACTAGTGAAGTTAATACTGAACATTTAGTTAAATTAGGTGTTAAAAAGCAAAATATATATGCTTTAAAATTAGAAAAATGGTATGACATAGGAATATGTAAAGTAAGATTAGATTATCTTATCCACGATAAACCTAATTGTTCATTAAAAATAAACCAAAATGGATATAAATTAATTTACATTGTTGATACAAGTTCAGTTGAACATATAGAAGCAAAAGATTATGATATGGCATTTATAGAAGGAAATTATACAACTGATGATGAATTAATAAAAAAAATAGAAAAAGCATATCAAGAAGGCAAATATACACATTATGAAAGAGTGCTAAACACTCATTTAAGCCAATTACAAGCATTAAATTTTATACAAAAAAACAATATAAAAGATTATGTATTTATTCATCAACATATAAACAAAGGAGATAATAAATAATGAAAGAAAAATTAATTGATACACTATTTAATCATTTTGGCAAAGAAAAAAACATTATAAAAAGAAACTTAATGGAATTTATGGACTATGTGTGGTTGGAATGTTCTGATAATTACCATAAAATAACATTAAATATAAAAATAGAAAGGATTGATAAAAATGTTAAAAATAATAAAAAAGAAAACGTGGAACAACTTGATAAAACAAAATAAAATGTTACAAGACAAAGTACTTGAATATAGAAGAAATGATAATGATATAAAAAATAAAGCAAAAGCAGAAGTTGTAAGAGAGGAAATGTATAACCATTTAAAATTAGAAAATGCTAGTTTAAAACAAGAAAATGAACAATTATTAAAAACAATTGAAACATTAAATAATAAAAAACACAGAACTAGAAAAAAGAAGGAGTTAGAAAATAATGGAAACTAAAGAAGTTATGTATGTTGCTAGTGATGGAACTAAAACACCTATGAAAGATGTTGAAACAACACATTTAATCAATAGTTTGGCAAAAGACTATAGAGAAATATATAATTGCCACAATAAAGATGAATTTGCAGAAAGAATAAAAGTTATAGATACAAAAAAAGAAGAAATCTATAAAAGAATGAACAAATTCAATGAAAATTTAGGTGATAAATAATTATGCAAGAAGAAAAAAGAAGATACAAAGTAAATGTTGGCGATGTATTTATGATATTTAGAAGTGATAACTCTGGATATGTAAATTACAAATTATCAATAAAAAATAAAAAATATGATGGAACGGAAGAATATTTTTATAAAGAAGTTAGATTTAAAAAGGATGTAATTATCGAAAACAAAACTAAAATAAAAATTAAAGATTTTTTTGAAATAGTTAGAGAAAACAAAAATGACAAATATAATCCAATATGGGGTATATTTATTACTGATTTTGAAGTAGTAGGTAAAGATACAAGTTCTGCATTAAAAGAATATAGACAGGAAACAAGTGAAGCAGAAGATGATATTGACAATAGTTGTTTCCCATTTTAAAATAACAAGAAAGGAGGGAGATAAAAATGATAGAAATATTGACAAAAACATTTTTGATAGTTGGCTTAATTGTAGGTATCTTATTCTTAATTTTAGTTCTTTATGCCATTATTTCAACACCATTTAAAATAGCAAAACAAAGAAAATTTGAAAAAGAAATGGAAGAACTTTTAAAAGAGAGTAAGAAGAAAACAAAAAAAACTACTAAAAAATCAACAAAAAAAGATACATCAAAAGAAACAAATGAAAAAAATGATAAAGATACTAAAAAATAGTATCTTTTTTATTGACTTATGCAATAATATGTAGTACAATAATATCAGAAAGAGAGAGAATGATATGATAAATGAAGTTTTAACAAAGAAAAATATTAATTTTGGAGAAGTACAAGAGGACTTTTTAACATATTTAGATGTAGAAAAAGGTTCTAGTAAGACTTACAAGTGTGGAATTGCTAATTTTTTGAATTATTTAAATGAAAATAATATTAAAAACCCCACTAGAAATGATTTAAGGGCATTTAGAGAGGAATTAAAGGCAAGTAAGTCTATTAATACTATAAACAACTATTTAACTGCTACAAGACTATTTTTTAAGTATTTAGAGGCTAATCATTTATATGAAGATATTACAAAGGGAATTAAAAGTTTAAAATGTAGTTCTATTCCTAAATCAGAAGTGTTAAATGAAGAACAATGTAAAGAAATATATAATTCATTAACTGATTTAAGAGAAAAATGTATCTTTTCATTAGCATTAACTACAGGATTAAGAGCAAATGAAATAGCAAATGCTAAAATAGAAAACCTAAAATTTTATAATAATGAACTTGTATTATTTGTTAAATGCAAAAAAAGAGATGATGAAAGTGAATATGTTAAAATATCTAACTTAGTCTTAAATGATATTAAAAACTATATTGGTGAAAGAACAAGTGGTTATATATTTGTTTCTACAAGTAATAACAATAATGGTGGTGGAGTATCAAATAAAACTATTAGATTAATTGTTAAAAACATATTCAAAAGATTTGGAATAGAAAAAGACTGGGTATCTTGTCATACATTAAGAAGGACAATGGCTACAATTAGTTACAATAGTGGTGCTAATATTGTTGATATTCAACAAGTTTTACACCAAAAATCTATTGCTACAACTCGTAGATACATAAATAATGTAACAAGAAATAACAATAAACTTGAGTATAAAGTTAGTGATTTAATTTTAGGTGGTAATTAATGGCAAAAGAACAAATTATAGAATTATTAAACAAAGTTAAAGTATTAAAATCAAAAGCAAAGAAATGCTATGCTTATGATAGAAAAATACAAGATTTATTAGATTATATAAAGGAGATGTGAATTATGAATGTAGATGAATATGGTGAAATAATTAATGGTGAAGATACTTATTTTGCAATAGCAAAACATTTAATAAAAGGTGAAAGTGTAGGTATTGGTTGGACTGATGAAAATAGTACTCACTTTGATATTATTTTCACTTTAGGAATTAAGAAATATGGGTTATTCCAAAGAGGTATAAAAGCCAATGATTTATTTGTAAATATTATTGGTTGGTCTAGTTATGGATTTAGAACAGATGGTATTAAACTTGGTGGATATATACAAGAAAAATTGAGGTTGAGCGGTTACGATATTACAGGTGAAAAAGTAAAAGAATTAGTAAATGGGGTTATTGAATGTTTGAAAAAGGAGAAGTAAGAATAATGGATAAAGAAGAATACTATAAACGAATAGAAAAAATAAATAATAGATTTAAAACTGATAGAGTAAGTGCAGATGAAGAATATCAATTAGTTTGTCAAAGAAATTATTTGTCAACAAAATATATTGAAAATCTAGAACAACAATGTAAAAAGCAAAAAGAAGTTATTAATAATGCTATTGAATATATAAATGATAATTTAACAATATCAAGTATTTTAGATGGTGAAAAGTACTATACAATAAATAATTATAGTTTTGATTATAAAGAATTATTAGATATATTAAATGAGGTATCAGAATGAATATAATTTATGATAATGTTGGAATGAAAATCTTAGACCCAAGTCTAGTAGAAGATTATATACAAGAACTAGAAGGAAGTGATAGTAATGAAAATAATTAAAGAAGGAACTAAAACACCACCAGATAAATTTACTTATATTAAAAAATGTGAAGTTTGTGGGTGCAAATTTACTTATACATTAGACGATATAGGTTGTACTATTTTTCCAGACTATCATCGATTTCTAAATTGTCCACAATGTGAATATCGTGTGTCTGTTCCAACAATAAAGAGAAAATACAAAGGAGATAAGAAATGAAAATAAAAGTTATAGATATGTTAGTAAAAATGGGGAAAGATAAAAATTATAAGCCAACATTTAAGTATAAAGATACTATATATCAATATGATTTTAAAACTAAATATTATACGCCTTCATTTATGGGATTATATAAAATATATATGATATTAAATGATGAAGTAGAAACAATCGAAGAAACAAAGAAGATAGAAAAAATAGATGAAATATTAAGAATTGATGATTTAATACCACCTTATGGAGAAAATGAATATAAAGTGTGGAAAAATATAATAATCCAGCAAAATAAAATCAATGAGCTAGTAGATGAAATTAACAATTTAAAGGAGAATGATTAAAATATGAATTTATGGGTGCGTTCTCAGGATAAGAGAATATTACAAAAAGTAGATAATCTATTTTTGGATGCTAATTATGAAAATAAAAGAATTAGCACTTATGATGGAGACAATATTGAATTAGGAACATACAAAACAAAAGAAAGAGCCATTGAAGTTTTAGATGAAATACAAAATTATATATTATTACCAAATACTGATAATAGTGCTTATGTTTACAATATGCCAAAAGATTAAAGAAAGGGCTGATAGATGATGATAGATTTAAGACAAGGCGATTGTTTAGAGTTGATGAAAGATATACCAGATAAATCAATAGATATGATTTTATGTGATTTACCTTATGGAACAACTTCTTGTAAATGGGATGTAATTATTCCTTTTGACAAGTTATGGGAACAATATAATAGAATAATAAAAGATAATGGAGCGATAGTTTTATTTGGAAGTGAACCTTTTTCAAGTTATTTAAGAATGAGTAATATAAAGAATTATAGATATGATTGGAAATGGTTAAAAAGCAGAAAAACAGGTTTTCAAATGGTGAGAAAAAGACCTTTAAAATGTTATGAAGATATTCTTGTATTTTATAATAAACAACCTACATATTATAATACCCAACTTATTAAATTAGAAAAGCCGATAAATAGTTATCGTAAAAATGGGAAAGGTGGCACTTTACTTAATACAATCAAATGCCAAAAAGGAAGAATACAAGAATATACGAACTATAATAAAGATACACTTTGTTTTAACAATGAACATAACATAAACGCATTTCACCCAACACAAAAACCAGTTGCATTGTTGGAATACTTAATTAAAACATATACTAATGAAGGTGATACAGTATTGGATAATTGTATGGGTTCAGGAAGTACAGGAGTTGCCTGTGTTAATACTAATAGAAGATTTATTGGTATTGAATTGGATGAGAAATATTTTAATATAGCAAAAGAAAGAATAAGCAATGTAGTTAGAAAGGGCTGATATTATGCTTAAAATAAGAAAGGTGGAGGAATAATGAATAGGGAAATAAAATTTAGAGTATATGATAAAGATTTAAAAAAAATGAGATATTTGAATAATTCACATGATTTTATATGTTTTGATGAAAAAGGAAATGGCTATTATCATAATATGCAAACTGGTCTAGGAGAATGGTTTAGTGATTTAATGCAATATACAAATTTAAAGGATAAAAATGGTGTAGAAATTTATGAAGGGGATTTGATTTTAATTGGAGAAAAAAGAAGAAAAGTAGAAGTTATATTTAAAGATGAAAGTTTTGGATATTTATATAATGGCGTTTGTGTACCATTTCAAAATCAAAGCCCAGAAGTAATAGGAAATATTTATGAAAATGAGGAATAGAAATTTGAGAGTGATGAGTAAATGCTAACATTACCAATTAAAAAGAAATGGTTTGATATGATTAAATCAGGTGAAAAGAAAGAAGAATATCGAGAAATTAAACCTTATTATGTCAGCAGATTTTATAGCAACTATATTGCAAGTGGCGGTGGTTTAGAATGGGTACTTAATAATAATCCTAGAGTTTATAAAGAAATTATATTTAGAAATGGTTATAGAAAAGATAGCCCTAAAATCAAATGCTATTGTTGTATTTCTAAAGGAAAAGGCAAACCAGAATTAGGTGCAAAACCTAACAAATTATATTATGTATTAAAAATATTAAGTGTAGAGGAGATTAAATAAATGAATATAGAAGAATTAGCATTTAAAGATAGGAAAATTTTAGCAAATTTAAACGCAGTAGATTTATTGAACATAATCGAATTTTTACAAGACGATAGGAGGCAAAGAATGAAATTACACGAATTTAAACAAAGATTAAAATTAGCAATAAAAATTATATTTGGCTATGACATTATTGTATATGAAGAAAATACAAAAATAGTAAATTTAGTTATAAATAATTGTTTAGATATACTCGATACTAAACACGATTATGTATTAGACAAAGGACACGTGTTTAAAGATAACAATGGTGAAATTAGATATTTTGGTGGTAAATAATGAAATCACTAGAGGAAATTAAAAAAACACCTAATTTAGTCATTAAAGCAGAAGCTGATAATGATGGTATAGGTGGTTATTATTACGATAGATTCAACAATAAAAAACTTAACTTCATATTTAGTTGCCAAATGGGATGGGAGCATTTATCAGTAAGTATGCCAAATAAAACACCTAGTTGGGAACAAATGTGCATGATGAAAGATATATTTTGGGGTGAAGATGAATGTTGTGTTGAGTATCATCCAAGAAAAGAGGACTATGTAAATAATCACGAGCATTGTTTACATATCTGGAAACCTACTGAAGAATATTTGCCCACACCACCAAGTATTTTAGTAGGTTTTAGAAATGAAGAAGAAAAACAAGAATTTTTACAAATGGCAACTATATTTGGGATTGAAATAAATAAATGGAAATATAATAAGAGAGATTAGAGGTGATTTAAATGGGGAGAATAAGTAGAAGTTATGTTGGTTTTAAATCTGGTAAACTAACTATTATAGAAGATTTAGGTAAAGATGAAAATGGTAGAAGAATATGCCAAGTTCAATGTGAATGTGGTAATGTAAAAGTAGTTCCACTATGGAATGTCCTTTATGGTAGGGCTAAGTCATGTGGTTGCTTACGAACTCTTATGCAACATAATATGGGTTTAAAAAACCGAAAATATGAAAATAAATGTATATACTGTGGTAAAGAAGAACATTATGCAAAAGGTTATTGTAAGGCTTGCTATTGTAGACTTTGGAGGCATGGAACATTGGAAGTACTAAAAAGAGGTGTAAAACCAAATAGTAGAAAAGTTATAGAATATTCGGATACAGGCCATAAAGGGGAATAACAATGTTAAATAGAAATGAATTAAATGATTTAAATACAAGAGTAACATTTAATATTAATGCTAAATTTCTTGAATTATTTAGGTCTTATTATCCAAAAACATATCAAAAGCAAATTAGAAGATTAATGGAAGAAGATATTGAAAAGAAAGAAAAAATTGAAAAGGAAGAACTAGCCAAGAGGAATAAATATCTAAATATGAATAGATATTACTAATATTGTCAAATGGCTTACAATCTCTAATCATTGACTTTTTAATAAAAAAGAATTATACTTAAAGAGTATCAAGTGTAGAATTTGATATTCATAACAATCACTAAAAAAGCCCAATAACGAGTTTATCTTTCGTTATCTCTCAAATATCTTTTCACAGGGTTTATGGCTTTTTCCCTTAATTTAGGAGAATTAATATGGCAATAGTAAAGTTCATTATCTCTATTATTTTAGTAGGTATAATGGGGTTATTTGCCATTTTTTTGTGTATTATAGCAAGTGCTAAAAGGCATTATTTATGGAAAATATCTAATGAAAGCAGAAACGAAGATACTAATAGAGCAACTAAAAATAGATAAATTAGGTTATGATATGATGGGTTATTACTATAATAGGTTGCAAGATTTGTCTTTCCATCATTTGATATACAGCCACCACGAAAGCAAAATATATCATCTTCCTAATGATGGATATATATTAGACAATGGTGCTATATTAAATCAAAAGACTTCACACGATTATTTGCATACTATTCAAAGAACTGATGAAGATAGATTTAATTATATTACAAATGAATTAGTTGATGAAAATGAACAAAGACAAATATTGTATGCTAACTTATGCAGAATACATAGTTGCCTATGTAGTTTTGAAAAAGAATATTGTGGTGTTAGAACAAAGAAAGGTTATCCACTAATTAGAGAAGAATATGTAAGGAGAAGGATTAAATTATGATGAATAAAAAGGGAATAGAATGGCAAAAAAAAATTGATAGTTGGTATAAGTCTTGTGAGTTTGTAGAAGATTTCTTATGCTTTTATAGTTATAAAGATTTTTTGGAAAATAAAAATGTTTTAAAGAGAAACTTTACAAGATGTGGTTATAAAGAAAGACATTTATATATGTATTATGTCTTTTCAAAAGGTAATATATCTCAAGCAAAGAAAGAATATATTTTGGATTATCTTAATGCTCCAGAAGATATAGTACTATGATAGAACATAGAAACCAATGAGAAATATGATAAAATATATGTGAAAGGAGAATTATTATGGCTTTATCTAAAAAAGAAAATGCAAAAAAATCAAGAGAATATTACAAGAAAAACAAAAAATATAGAGAAGAAAAGAAAGCAGATAGACTTGCATATGCTAAATCTCACAAGAAAGAAGAAGCAAAACAAAGCAAAAATTACTATTGGAGTGAACCAGAATATAGACAGAAAAAAAGAAAATATGCTCGTGATTATAAAAAAGCACATAAAAACAACTGATTTTGACTATTTTAAAAGAAAATTATTCTTGAAATAGTCTTTTTTTATAGAAATTTTTATTTTTTTATATATATAGAAGTACTTAAAAAAGTAAAAAAACACTATATATAAACACTTACCAATGACAACCAAAAAATTTTTGGGAGAAGTCCACGAAAAAACCAAAAAAAATGAGCAAAAAAATCGACAAAAAAAATATGAGGTCATCAAAAGAACAAAATAAAAAGAAGTTATTTTTTTAACTTCTTATTTAAGAATTTCAACCCTAGATATATTAACCAAATTTTAGGGATACCACTTTTTTTTGTTTCTTCTTCATTTTTATATTTATTAAAGTCATCAACTCGCTTTTTTACTTTTTTAAATTCTTTATAAAATAAATCATTTATCAAGTCAATTTTAATTAATTCAGGTATATTATTGTAATTACAATTTACATTGTGGGTGATGTAATCATTTGATAATATATCTAAGTCCTGCAATACTCCATCAATTATATCTTGCTCATTGCTTAAAATATAAAATGCTCCATGGTTATTATAATATTTTTTGATTTTATCATCCAAAATAATAATAATGTCTTTTTTTAAAGATTGCAAAATCTCTTTATTTTGTTTTTCTTTAATTTTATCATCAATTTCTTGCTGTTTTTGTTGTGTTAAAATATTTAGACTGTTTTTCATTCGCTAAATCCCTTTTAAATTAAATCGTAATAAGTACTAACAAGATAATTATAATTAGTTTTTTTATTACCTTTGTAATTTTCTAATTTTTCGATATCTTTTAATTTTCTCATCTTTCTCACTCCTTTTTTTATTTGAAAAATTATCTTTTAATACTATCAAAATATTGTAGTTTTTTATATTGATTTTTAATTTTGCTAAATTCATTAAATTGCTTTAAAATTTCAACTTGTCTTTTTTTCTTTAAAAATTTAAACGGTGCAATACTTATATATTGTGTAAATTCTTCTAAATCTTTAATATTTAAAATCAATTTTATTCTATCATCTAAATTGCTAAATATTACATCAAATTTTATTTTATCTAAATTATTATAAAAATCTTGATTTA